CCATCTGCTCAAATTTACCAATCTTTTGTGTAAGACTAGTAATTTCAGTATCAGTAGTCATTAAGTTCTTCTGAACTAATGCCTGTGCACTTGCTGCACCAGAAATAGACTGTAGTCCTTTTTCTTCAAAGTTCTTTATAGCAGCTAACTGACTATTTAGACGACCAAGCTCAGCCTGCGCATTTAAAAATGTTTTACCACTCTTTTTACCCTGTCTATCTAAAATATCTTGAGTTTTGGCTATTTCTCTTACAATTGTACCCCTAGCTTTTTCAAGTTCTTTTCGTACAATTTCTGTCTGTGCCTTAATTTGTTCTTCTGATAAGCCTATAAAGTTACCTAATTTGGCAGCATCATCAATACCTTTAAGTTTAGATTTTTTAATACCAGAACTTTCTAGTCCTTGTATAGCTGTATCTCTAGTTTCTACGAATTTTTGCTGTGCAGCCTTTACTTTTGCTTCATTTAGGGCTAATACAGCACTCTTCTGGTCTTCTAGAGCTTTTCTTTGTTTTGTTAGAGATTCTTGTGCTGCTTTATCTGTAGCCTCCCAAGCAGCTTGCATATTACCAACGGCTGGTATAGCTTGTTTTAGTAGTAAACCTACTATAGCCGTCATACCAAGTAATAGAGCCGTTGGTGATTGTGATAAGATACTTACCAAAGGTCCTAAAACACTATTAATTGTAGTTAGTACATCAGTACTTATATCTTTTAATGAGGCAGCTAGTTTAGAGAATGGATTAGCTGATTCATCTGCTAATTCTTTATACTTACGAATACCTTGTTCCGTAACTGCATTAACGAATGCCTGTCTACGCTCATAGTCAGTTAAGCTAGATACAGTTTTATTTAGACTTTTTGCGTAATTCTTATTAGCGTCATCTACTTTAACCATTAGACCTAATTCATCTAGTAGTTCTGGTTCTATTTTAATAGTACCACGAAATACACGAGTCATAGCATCTGTAAGGTCTCTACCTAAGGCTATGGAAGCACCTTTAGCAACAGTGGTCAATTCTTTTATTTGTTTAGTATTTAGACCTGCTGAAGTAGCTAAAGATGCGCTAGACAATGCGTCAGCCATAGATATTGCGCCGTCAGTTAGTCCCTGCATGTCTTTAGCCAAACCATTTATACTGACACCTACTTTTAGAGAAAGTATATCTGCTGCTTTTTGCATATTAGTAAAATCAGCTGCTTTACTCATAGCATTAAATGCCGCAGTCACCGCATATATGTTAGCTGCGAATGTGGCGTATAAGTGAACTAGGCCACCTAGCCCCTGGGCTTGTCTGCCAAAGTCACGAGCATCTCCCCTAGACTGACTACCTGCGGTACCTCTTGTGATACCTTCAGATGTGGGTACACTTGCTGTTGCACCAGACGCAGAAAGGGCAGCCGAAGCCGCCCTAGGTTGTTGCACTACTTTTCTAGGCTGTGCAACTTTGTCTAAGGAACTATTAAGCTTATCTGCACTAGCAGTTACCTGCTTTAGAGTGCCATTATCAGTTACTTCTACTGTCACTTTTCTAGTATTAGACATTTATTATCCTCATTTCTTTTTCTTACTATTTATTTGTTCAGTTTCCTGACGATCAAATAAGGTAACTATTCTTAATACAGTTATCCTATCTGTTACACCAAACAGTTCGAATAGATTAGATATGTTTTCAATAGCTTTACCAAAATAATGCCCGCTGAAGGAATCATACCTATCAGGTAAGTAGCAATAAATTGTCCAAGCCTCTTGAGCTTCCTCAGGTAAGTCCATTAACTCTACAGGGATTTCTTCCTCTATAGGTTCTGAACCTAACTGTTCACACATATCTAAATACGTCTCTCTAGACATATTAGCATGCCTATTTTGAGAGAAGTTTTTTACTTTATTAATTAACTCTTCGAACTGAACTTCTGAAAATTTGTTAGGTCACTCGTAACATCTGAGATAAAACCATCAAATTCTGTTGAATTCTTCATAAGTACTAGAGCATTTTCTTCAGAGAACTCTAATTCTTCGTTTAAATCTTTAATACTAGCTAAATCTACTAGCATTAGGTCTTGTAAGTATGAGTACTTAAGACCTGTCCATCCTTTTACTACAGCTGCTACATAATTCTTAGTAAATAGTTCTTCATTTAATTCTTCGATAGACTGACGAGTCTTTCTATCAAATTTTGTAGTAACGCAAGCTTTGCGTAACTTAATTAGTTCTTCTCTTGAAAGGAAAGCGACTTTAACTTTGAAACCGGTCTTGTCTTGAAAATCAACCTCAACTACTTTAGAAGGGGTTAATAGTGATTGTAGTGAAACCATTTATTTTAAATCTCCTTTAAATAGGAGGAGCATAATGCTCCTCCTTAATTATTAAACTCCGTAGTAAGTAACTACTAGGTTATTTGTTTTACTAATTTCATAGCTACCAGGATCAGCTGCTAAACCTACTGCACTGTAACCTTGAGCATTAAATGTAATTGCTGTCGAAACCACATCTTGAATATCAATAGTTGGAACACCTAACTGAGCAGCATTCATTAATAGTTCTACACGAGTAGCATTAGATGCACCACCTACTTCGATTTGAAGTTTAAACTTAGTTTCTGAAGTAGTTACAAGCCCTGCTAAAATATCTGATAGTAGTTTTCCTGACTCATTAGCTGCTCCAGTTTTTAGATACGCATTTAGTGAACCACTAATACTACGTGTACCAGTAAAGTAACCAATCGAGCGATTTACAACACCTAAGTTTTCTGGAGTTACATATTCAATATTATTATTGATAGTAATATTTCCTCCAGTAATAGGTACAGTGTAAGTAGTATTACCAGTACCAGTACCACCAATATTAGCCATTAATGTAGTTGTACTAAGTTTATTAGTAATATACTTAGTAGCTAGAGGTGGGGAGGTTAAGAAACAGCCTGGTGTGGTACCTGTGCCAGCTACTAGTGGAGTAGATGGTGTAATAGTTGTAGATTGTAGTACTTGAGTACCAAAACCACTCCAAGCTATCATTGCAATGCCTTGTAGGTCAAATTGAATATCTGCCTGATTAGCTGCGCAATTATATACTTTATAGTATACATTATCAACTTGGAAAATTAGAGCAAAATTCTGTAGAGCGTTTTTATTAGAGCCTTGAGCAGTAACAATTGCTGAAGAGGCAGATTCATACCACTGACCAGTTTTATAAGTTATAGTACCACCTGCAGGTCCTGTAGTAGTTACTTTAGTATCTAGATCTACTGTGAAATTAGTAGTACCAGTAATAGCAGTAACTCTAAAAATACCATTACCTGTACTACCACCAGTTACACCAGTTATGCCAGATAGCTGTACAGAATCACCTACTACTACTGTATGGGCCACAGTCGGAACTACTAGTAGAGTAAAACCATCCGTCGTATTACCACCAACTGTAGCACTAGTACACGCTAATGCGGCACCTGTAAATACTGGCTTAGTTCCTAATAGTGCATTCCATAAATATTTTTCGGGGGCTTGAATGTTAGTATCTAGATAAGGCCTAATATATGTACTCAAACTCCAATCTACTGGATTTAGTTTACTATTGAAGGAGCGTTCACCACGAACAGGTGCAGTGCCTGCCTCAGATAGAGTAATAGTTTGCTGTTCTGTATTCTGTGTGAATGAATATCCAGCCAATACTTGGATTTCAAAAGTATTAGCAGGAGTATGTCCTGCTAAAGTATCCGTCGCTAAGTTATCCGCATTAAAGGTTGTAAAGAAAACCTTTGTATTTCTACTTAAATTTACTGCCATAAAATTCTCCTATATACGAAATTAATAACGTAGTCAGTATTTACTAGCATTGTATTAAATTTCATATCTTATTGATAAATTCATTTCTCCAACACCAAAAGGTGCTAGTAATCCTTCATCTGTGGTTATTGAAGTGATAAGAATCTCTGTTGTACTCTTACCAGTTTCATATTCTAGCAGCTCATTATTTGTAACAACCTGCTCTACATCTTGTAGAAGATCTTCTAGTTTGCTAGTTGGGTCTTCTGAGTTGACGTATAATTTAAGTGAGACATTTAAAAATCCCCACTTAAATCCCCCTGGATGGTATTCTCTAGTTTCACTACCAGGAACTATACATACTGCTGGAAAGTCGGATATTTCATCCCAGAAGACAAGCTTAGTAAGTATGTTACTAGGAAACAGAGTACTCTTAAATGGAGAGGCCCCATTTATACTTGTAATCTTTTCAGCTAATTTTTTAGCTATGGAGCTTCTTGCACTCATAATTCCTCTCTTTTTATATTAACCCACACATTATATAATAGTAGAAAAATAATTTCAACTATATTTTATTAGTTATACTAATATTGTTCTCATCCTAGACTTAGTTAGCTGTGCTGCTATTTCTCTTACTGATCGATCAATAAGAGCATAGGGGCTCTTATCTATACTACCCTGTTTTCCACCTATTTCAAAAGTTGCATAAGGATACTTCATATAACTTAAAAAAGCTGTTATAGCATTTTGTCTACTATCAAACTGTACTGAGTTTAGTTTAACTGATTCTGCAAACCTACCTGTTTGATAAGTTAGCGCCGGAGGCGCCATATTCTTACGTATAACTTCTTGTAGTCTAGAAGCTAATAGGCTTTGTAGACTTGCTACTGATTGAAAAGCTCCTGAGGTTGAGCGAAGTTTAGTAATAGAGGTCTTTTTTGACTTAGTAATACTTTTTCTTATAGAGATAGGTTTTCCACCTTTCTTTATTGGAGATATAGTACTTTTTACACTACTTCTAATATTTATAGGTTTAATACTATTAGCATTTAATATAGTTTGCTCTAGAATATCTCCTATAACTTCTACCATATTTTTTGAGCCGCGTAGTGTTACAACATCCTGTTTCTCTAGCTCTTCTTTGAATACTCTTAATAAGCTACCATATATAATTGGTAAATGTCTTCTATAATATGCCTCTATAGTTCTACCAATTTCCTGGTTAATTTTTGCATTTTGTATTCCAACTTCCACTAAGGCTGTTTTAGTTATATTTTGTATAACTTTTTGTGAGATTTTTTGTAAAGCTCCTTGTTTAGTTAACTCAAGGGATACTAACCCTTTAAATCCTTCTTTTTTGGAATAGTTTCTAATCAACGTTAGTTGTGACTCATATATATATTCAAATATTTTTTCTTGTATTATTGAATTAAGTTTAGAATCATTTGTCAATAACTCATCTTTATAGAAGTTTAATACTTTAGCCTTTATTTCAGTGGAATTAGCTAACTCATATAAGTTTGCTAATTCTGTTGGGCTAGTATCCATGAATCCGGATACAGTAGCAATATTTGTTAAATATTCTATATTAGACATATTGCTATGTCCAATGTCTAATTGTTGGCTTAAAAAATCATTTATAGTATCAGTAAATTCATTAGAAGGAACTACTTTCTTTTTTATAGTAGATATAACATTAAATCCATTAGTAGCAAATAAACTATTTAGTAATACTAAAGCATTGGTGGTTAAAGCTTGTCCTGATATAAACTTATTAAATGAGCTTATAATATAACTAGAAGATAATTTGCTGCTTTCTATAGTATAAATTGCTGAATCTGTGGAATAATACTTTCCAGCAACACTTCTATACTTATTAAATAAAATAGTGCCTTCTGCTTCGGTTGCATTCGGATTATACTCTTTTAGAAACTTAATTGTAGCACTTAAGGTTAATACATGTAGTGCTTTATCTAATACTTCTGATCTAAAAATAGCTCCTGTACTTTTATCTGTTTTAGGTTTTAAAGCAGCTCCGATAGTATCAAAGAATTCTTTTCTAGCAATTTTGTCTGCAGATGATTTTATCTTATCTAATGTTGAAATACTCATCTAATAACCCTATACAAGTCTAGAACACGTTTAATATGGTGAGGGAAGTCAGAGCTACGAATGTACTCAATACTAACTGAACCCTGAGTTTTTCTAGGCGATGCTTCACGCTTCATGTAGTATTCTAGAAGGTCTAGGGCTGCAATATATAAGTCACCTGGAAGTACTGAGTAGCCTGCTCTATATGTAATCTTAAAGTAATTTGGGTAATTAATATCGGCAGCACCAAATATAACTAGCCTATCATTTTGTTTATCTATTAGGTAGTCTGTATAATCAGTAAGAGCAGTATATGTTTGACCATTATCTATTGAGTAGGCTACTTCTTCTACACTAACTATAGGAAATTCCTCAGTATATAAATAGTCATCTCCACCATTATAATACTGAATAATGTCAGTAAATGCTTCTGCATCTACATCATAGTTATCAATAAAACTTCTAGTACAGTAGTTTTTTATTAGTTGACTTACGTAAGGTATTAGTAGTTCAATACGTTCATCTTGATCTGTACTACTAATTCCAGTATATACCTTGTAATCATCTATTGTAATTAGGTTTCTCATTTGTTAACCACCTGAATTTTTACGCTTCTGTCGTCTTCTCTACCCATAGAGGTTATAATAGACACTACAACTATGTATTCTTTTCCAACAGTTCCTCCATCTAACCAAAAAGTAACAGATGTATTAGCATCAGTTAATGCTGATGATACTACTACTAATTCGGCTGGTTTACTAGAAACTACTGTAGCAGATACGATTGACTCACCACCTACTACTTGTAGATAGTCTGAAATAGCTCCAGGTCTATTATTAGTTTTAGCAGCAAAGTCCATTAAGTAGTCTAGCTTAGCCTCAGGATCTTTCTGTAATTTCTTTATTCCCATTAAATTTCTCCAATTTGGGGTCTAACTAGCATATGCTAGTTAGACTGATCTTGAGGTATTACTAATAAGTATATCTCTATTATCTTTACTAATATATAGTACTCTAGTATCAAAAATAAACGTAGTATCTCTTTCATCCTTAGATACTATTAAAAGTCTATCTTCTAGTGGTAGT